GATGCGGGTAGTCGCGGGCACGGATAAGTCCGGTAATACCTCGTATCAATACCTGTTAGCGATCGATAAAGAGGTATACAACGACATTAAGCTGGAGCCGGAGAGACAACGGCAAAAGGAAATACAAAAAGCCATGGGCCTTAACGCGCAAGAGGGCGTTGCACCCATGGAAGCACGCGAAGTAAACAAAGCCGGTGTAAAAACCTATGCACCGTACAATATCGACGGCTCACAAGGGTACAACGCTATCCGATCGACGCCTAATGAGTTCCCTCCAGCCCAAAGCGGCTGACACCACTTCCCCCTCCTGGTTCTATCAGGAATCCGAGCCAAAAGCGGCTCTTTGTAATACTAAAAGTTGTATTGCATCTCTAACGTTTTATCTTTTGCGTAACACCTAAAAGCGGGTGTGAGCACACTTTTATTATTATTTGGAGGCCAATTATGGCTAATGTAGACAGTCCATTTGGTGCCGTGGCTATAGGCACTTCTGATGGCTCTGATTATCACGGCAAAATGCGTGAAGTAGAGTTTCTAGCGGCTGATGCCGTCGCTGCGTTTATCGGCGATTTCGTCACGTTGACAGGAACCACGGGCACTGACGGTTTTACACCGGTTGTGGCCCAAGCTGCGGCGGGTGATTCCGTTATCGGAGTTCTCGTTTCCCTTGTCCCCACTTTTGAGGATGAAGGTTCACTAACCCTAAACAATCGTCTCGCTTCAACGGCCCGTAAAGGTTACGTGTTGTTTGGCTCAGACGTTCTCTACACCATGCAGGAAGACTCTGTTGGCGGCGCTTTAGTGGCGGCTGATCAGGGTTTGAATGTCGATATCGTGGTTGCGGCCGGTGACACCATCACCGGTATCTCTGCGATGGAAATCGATAGTTCCACGATTCTACAAGCGACGGGTCAACTTCGGTTGCGTCGTGTGGATCGCGGCCCGGATAACGAGCTGGGAATTAACGCTAAGTGGGTAGTGAACATCAATGAAAACCAAGATGATCACGGAGCAGGAGTTTAATCATGGCTAATCCAGCGAGTATTGTAACGCAAGGTAGTGAGGCCCGGTTACTCCAAGAGGGCATCAACGCCATAGCGACCATTGAGTATAACGATTTACCAATGGAAAAAGACGCCATTTTCACGTCGCAAACCAGTGAGAAAGCTTACGAGCTTGATGTCTCACTGAGCGGAACGGGACTGGCGAAAATCAAACCCGAAGGCACTTCTATCTCCTACGACGGAGAGAAACAGGACTTCGCCACCACTTACGTCAACACAGTGTATGCACTGGGAACCATCATTACGATGGAAGCCCAAATGAATAACCTGTACCGCGATCTAGTGCTGAGTTCAGGGCGTTTGTTAAAACGATCGCTCATGCACACAGACGAACAAGTCGCGGCTGACGTAATCAACAACGGCTACGACGGAGCCTTTCCAATTGGCGACGGTCAACCGTTGTTTAGCTTAACGCACGTGTTAGGTAAAGGCGGAACATTCGCTAATATCTTCTCAGTCTTTACCGCGTTAAGTCAAACCGCTGTAGAAGATGCGTTAATTGAAATCGAGGACTATCGAGACGGTGCGGGGCTCTTAATTGATGCTCGCGGCATGTCACTGCATATTCCACGTCAATTGCGCTTCACCGCTGATCGTATCCTGGCGTCTCGTTTCGAGCCCGCCACGGCGAACAATGCGGTCAACCCCGTAGCGAATATTTTTCCTGACGGCTATCACGTCAACCACCGTTTCACCAGTGCTACTGACTGGTTTATTAAAACGGATGTGGACGACGGCTTTAAGGAATTTAATCGCATGGACTACTACTTTGACACCGATAACGATTTTGGAACCTCCAACTATCGGCATAAAGGTATGTTTTATAAGTCTTACGGATTGACTGACCCACGCGCTGCCTTCGGCAGTAACACATAACATTGGGGGCTTCGGCCCCCCTTTTTTCTGTCCCTGGTGGTTAAGTTTCGGTTCGAATCCGTTAGGCAGTTGGAGTTATCATGTCCCTAACAAATTTCCCCAATGGCATGGGCAGCTTTTTTGTCGATTCAAATGCCACAGAAATAACCGCTAACTACAGTGTAATCATCCCGGCTGATTCAGGTAAAACCTTTACCATAGCTACAGACGGCTTAACCTTCACCCTTCCAAATCTCGTCACTGGTAACACTGTTACTTTTGTCAATATGGGTTCTGACGGCACGGTAGCATTAACTATTGACCCAAATGTTGCTGACGGCATCACCTATGCCGGTGATTCAACCGATGGCGTGACTTTAGTTAACACCAAAGCTACGGCTAAGAAGGGCGATTATGTCACCCTAGCGAGCTTGTTTGCCACTGCATCTTGGCAAGTAGTCGCTGTTCGCGGCGTATGGGCTAAAGGCGTTTAAGATAAGAGGAGTCTTATCTTATGGCTACTATAAACGGTAAATCGTTTACCCAGTACACCGACCTCAACATCCTGGATGAGTTACGCGTTCAGGGCGTTTTGATCTCGCCCTCGGGTGGGCAAGACATTGTTGAAGTGTCAGGGAATTACTCTCAAGAGATCGATGATGATGTCATTGTCATCACCGGACCTGCCAACCTGACTTTAATTCAGGCTTCAACCGCCGTTAAAAGCGTTTCCGTAAAGAGCAAGTTAGGCGGCGGAGACGTTGTACTACTCCCCTTTGCCGGTGATACGGTGAATGCCACCACCAGCGTTACCCTCACGAACGGCACCGCGAATAAATTCACGCCAATCACTTTGGACTGGGAAATCACGGCCTAACGGCAGGTTTATCTATGGCATTTAAGAGTAATATCGACGGACAAATAAGAGGCTTTTACTTTGCCGCCTCTGGCGATGATCAATTGAGTGGTGAAACTCTAGAAGTCCCCAAACTCACCATTCAGGCAGCGATTAACGCAGCGGCGGCATTAATACCCGTGCCTTCAGCCACCGACCTGGCCATTGTGTCTGCCTCGCAAGGGGGATCATTCACTAACAGTTTTGTCATGGCTGACTTTGTTCAAGTCAACGGCGTCAATACCAGTATCAACGCCACGGCCGCGATCGCGATAACCATGGCCAACAGTGCGGAGTTGATATTAACCTCGGCGGCCAACTCTCAAGCCTCCAGCACCGTCTTGGATGTAACCGGGAAGACGTTTGTCGCTTCCTTTGTCGGCGTGCTTGGCACCATTGGCGCGAGTTCCATCGGCGCGAGTGTGAGCGGCACGGTCTCGAATATTTTCTTTGATACGCCCCAAGTGTTGTGTGACGGCACGGGTTCTACCGCGTTTAGCATCACCTCCACCAATACCACGGCGGTTGATATTAACGTGGACACGGTAAATTTTCTCGGCAATGACACCACGTTCATCGATCACAACCCCGCCAATGTAACGGACGTGACCAACGTCAGTGTGTCGAGCATTGAAAAAAACAGCTCGACCGGCACCACCGCCTTTTTAGTCCAGAACGGTCTGCTGAGTGTGGAATCGGCCGGGACGATTGATGCGGCCGACGCGATTCAGGTCACGGGCGCGGGCACGCTCATCATCGATGCCAACGAAATTAACGGCGATATCACCGTCGACGCGGGAGCCACCCTAAAATGTAACATCCGAAACTTTACCGGCACGCTGACCAATAACGGCACCATTCAAGGCACTATTTTTCATACTGCCTTGAATGAAACGGTTTTTTATGGGGATGCGGCTTTTAATGATGTTATATCGATCCAAGGCGGCGTAAGCCTCCAGTCTCCGATTGAGTTTTCCGACGGCTCAACCCAAATAAAAGCCGCGTCTCCTAATTTGTTTGAAGGGCGCACCGTCTCCGCTATTTTAAATCAAACCTTTGATGTAACCGCACAGGACACGCAACCGCACGCCGTTTTCTTCCGGGAAGACGGCATAAAAATGTACGTGAGCGCCGCGATTACCGATACCGTGCTGGAATACGATTTGTCGACAGGGTGGGATATTTCAACGGCGGTGTTCAATCAGTCTTTTGATGTTTCGTCGCAAGAGTCCAATATCCGTGGGCTGTTTTTTAAAGAAGACGGTTTGCGAATGTATATCACCGGTTCGGCCGGTATGGACATTAATCAATACGATCTTGGCACCGCGTGGGATATTTCGACCGCCGTTTTTGACACTAATTTTTCTCTCGCCGCGCAAACCACATTACCTATTGCGGTGGTGTTTAATCCTCTGGGTTTTTCTTTTTATATTGCCGATTTTATTAACGGTTTTATTCGTCGCTACAACATGACAACGGCGTGGGATGTTGCCACAGCCAGTTTTAGCGGTGACAGTTTCGACACCAGCGGAACGATCGGTACACTCGATCCCGGCGGCGTCTGCTTCAGGCTAGACGGCGCTATTATGTATGTGTTAGGCGATACCGAAGAATCCATACTCGAATATTTCCTGACGACACCGTGGGATATCACCACCGCGCAGTTTGAAGACGTGCGCATTGAAAATATTGAAGCCATGCGCGGCCTATGCGCCAATCATTATAACGAAAAATTGTTTTTTGTCAGTGCCAGCACAGCGCTGGTTTATGATTTTAACTTGGGCATTGCTCTCGAAGGAGGGCTGTCTGCGCCGCAAACTTTGACGATTAACCCGTCGGGTGACGTTGATATTACGACGCCGGTTAATTTTCTCGATGGTTCGACCCAAATCCAAGCGTCCGCACCCGGACAACCGCCGCGCCTTAACACGATTAATCTGCTGACGACCTTCGATGCCAGTGGCCAGATAAGCGATAGCAACGGGATCTGGATAAGCCGGAACGGCTTAAAGCTCTACCTTGCCGACGACACCACCTTAACCGCCTTTGAATACACGCTGACGGTGCCGTTCGACACCTCGACCATGACCTATAGCGGTAACAGTTTGGTGCGTGGGGCGGCGTTTGAAAGTTTCGCCCTGTCGTCCGATGGCACCCAAGCCTATTTTATGAACCTCGTAGGCCAGTTTACCATCGCGGATTTAAGCACCGCGTTTGATTTATCCACGGCCGGATCCTTCTTTACCGCGACGCCTTCGGGCCTTTCGGCGTTATCGTCGGTGCGGGTGCTTGATAACGGTATCGACGTGTTTTTCATGATGAACGGCGGTGTCATTCTGCAATGGGAAATGACCGTACCGAACAACCTGGACACGCTGGTTGACACCGGAAACAGCTTCACAGATGCCGGTATAGGCAATGCCGCTGGTTTGGATATTTTTAATGACCGGCGCGGCTTCGTTACCTGTGATCCTAACACCGACACTATTTTTCATTATGCGTTAGATGTCCCCGGCGATATTACCAGCGCCCGATTGATTGATAGCTTTTTGGATAGCGGCGCGGGCTTTGTAGAAATTGCGGCGGCGTCTAACACCTCAAAACTATTTACCCTGCAAATCGCCAGCGGAACCATGCGCGATTATACGCTGGGTTTGGGATCGGATGCGTTATCCGTGTTTGACGGCGTGAACACCGGCAACTTAACGATTGAAGAAAATAGCGCGATAGCCTTTGGCAACGAGTCCACACAAAACCAAGCCCCGATACCGGGCGGCACAGCATTCAATTTAAAAAATCTTTATTTTGAAAATAGCGAGGACGTTAGCGCGGAGATAGACAGCGTGCGTGGCATGTGGATTAGCCAGGACGGCCTTAAATTGTACATTGCTGATGTGACCAGTCAGAGCGGTTTTGAGTACGACATGACGGTGCCGTGGGATACCACCACCCTGAGTTATTCAGGGAACAGTATCAACATCAGCACCAACATGACGGATATTGCCTTAAAACCCGACGGAACCAAAGTGTGGTTCATGACCTTTAGTGGCGATTTTCTGGAACGCACCTTAAGTACGCCGTTTGATTTCTCAACAGCCGGTGGTGCCGCAACGCGGAACACGACAGCGAGCAGCACAAACGGGTTTGTGATTAAACCCGATGGATTATCCTTATATTTCTCACAGGAAAATGGCACCGTTTTACGCTGGTCCATGACCATCCCGTATGATCTTTCAACGCTTACTGATACCGGCGAAAGTTTTGCCACCGGTATTACGCCAAACTCAACGGACCTGATCATCTCTGACGATGGTCGCCGGTTCATCATGTGCGGCAACAGCACAACGATTAATCTTTTTGAGATGACGGTTCCCTGGGACATTACGACGGCGGTCTTGATTGACACGGTAGTTATTTTGGGTGCCGGAAACATTCAGAATACCTGTTATGCCTTCGATAACTCAAAGCTGTTCTTTGCAAGTGCCGTTACCGACACCATTGAACAGTATGCCATGGGCGAAGCCTTTGACATTTTAGTCTATGAGCAAAGCCCCACGGTCATTGAGAATATACAAGATAATGCGGTGCGCACCGCCGAAAGCGGGCATATAGCCACCGGTAAATTTATTGCGGTGGTGGAAGACACGGCATTGCCCGCACCGTTGTTGGCGCTGGAAGTTAGTTACGACGGCTTAAAGTATTTCGTGGCCGGTAACGATCCGAATATCAACGTCTATAACATGACGGTGCCCTTTGATATTACCTCGGGCACGTTAGAAGCCAACAACTCATTTAACGCCGGTTTTTCTGTCCAAACCTTGGGGATTAGTCCCGACGGTTTGAATGTCATTACGCCGTCAGGCGGCGGCATCGTGCGGTTTTGGACGCTTGGCTCACCCTTTGATTTTGATGATTCCACCCAAGGCGCGGACGTGTCACCGACCGAACTCACCGGCACCTTGGTGTCGTGTTCGAGCAGCGGCGACGGTCGATTTTTCTATATACACGATGACGACGGCGGACTCTTTCAATACTCGCGGCGCAATTGGGAGGACCAAACCCTTACCTATACCGGCAATACGTTTAGTTTTGGAAGTACTAGCAATACGCAATGCTCGACCATTAGCAGTGATGGCCGGATTTTATACGTCAAATTAGGGAACAACGACGATCTTCGCGAATATACCCTTACTACCCCTTGGGATGTATCCACCGCTATTTTAATCGATACAAATACAGCGTTCTTTGATAACTCGCTGATACGGGAAATTGTCGTGATTGGCAATGCGTCTCGAATCTACGGCGGTTCAACGGATATCAATAACGGCGATGTCGGCGAGTATTCGCTCGGAGAGTCCACCACGACGTTACTGGCGGACGATGTGACCGCCGTGAATGCCACGGTCAATAATGCGCTGACCTATTTGGACGGCTCGACCGAGAGTGTGGCAGTAGCCGCGAACGGTATCACTAACCCAATTGCCAACTCGACGTTTGTTCAAGCCTTTGATGTGTCGGCACAAGAAACCGCGCCTAACGATGTTCACTTTCGCCCCGACGGCTTGCGCTTTTATATTATTGGCAACAGCTCCGACCGGGTGAACCAATACCACCTATCCACCGCGTGGGATGTGTCCACGGCGGTGTTTAATCAATTTTTGAATG